CAGCCACCGCCGACGCACCACGCGAGGGCCGAGCAGGTGATCGGCGCGTTCTTCGAGCGTCAGCGGAAGTCGGTCCTGTCGAGCCTCGGCGCGAAGTCGGCGGCCTGGTGGGACGAAGAGCGCTGGAATGCCGAGCTGTCGAAAGACCTGCTCGCGCTCGCGCTGCAGACGACCCCCGAGGTCGCCGCAGCCGTGCTCGAAGAGGTCGGCCTCTCCGGCGACGACTACGACGTCGCCCGAACCGAGGCGATCCTCGGCGCGATCGCGAAGTCCCGCGCAGGAGCGATCAACTCGACGACCCGCGATCAGATCGCGGCGATCCTCGACGGCTCCGGCCCCGAGGGCGTCACCGACCCCGCACACGTCTTCGAGAAGGCGCAGGAGGGCCGCCTCGGCGCAATCGTCCTGACGCTGATGACGACCTTCGCCGCCTTCGCGACCGTCGAGGCCGCGAAGCAGAACGGCGGCGCGTCGAAGACGTGGCTCGTCACGTCAAAGAACCCCCGTCCCTCGCACGCCGCGATGAGCGGTCAGACCGTCGGGATCGACGAGCCGTTCTCGAACGGCGCGAACTGGCCGGGCGATCCGGCCCTCGGCGTGGACGGCGTCGCGGGCTGCGAGTGCGACGTCGAAGTCACCTTCGGCTGAAAGGAGCCGCACACATGAAAGTCAAGTCGCTGCCGGTCGCGTTCACGACGGACGGGCTGAAAGAGGGGCAGGCGATCGTCTACCCCTCGACGTTCACCCGGACGCCGGATAGCTACGGCGACGTCGTCGCGAAAGGCGCGTTCGCGCGTGGCATCGCGAAGCGCAAGGAGAACGGCGCAGTCCTGCCGGGCCTCTACGGTCACCGGTTCGACGACCCCGACTTCTTCGTCGCCGCCGCGCTCGACGAGGAAGAGGACGACCACGGCTGGCGCGTGCTGGTCGAGTTCGACCTCGAATCGCCGAAGGGCGCGCAGGTCTACCGGCTCGTGAAGTCGGGCCGCCTGCGCGAGCTGAGCTTCGCCTACGACGTCCTCGACGCCGCGATGGTCAAGCTCGCCGACGGTACGGACGCCTACGAGCTGCGCGACCTCGACGTCTTCGAGTTCTCTTTCGTGCCCGTCGGCGCGAACCGGGACACCTCGATCGTCGCCGTGAAGTCCGCTGTCGACGCGCTGGTCGGCGGCGTCGACCGCTTCGGCGGCGAGAAGGCCGCGGACGCACTCACGGCCGCCGTCGCCGCGCTCGATAGCGCGTCGGCATCCCTCAAGACCGCTCTCGCCGGACTGGCCGACGAGAGCACCCCGGACCAGGCGCAGACCGGCGGTCACACCGACGTCAAGGACGAGGGCGCTACCGGCGTCAAGTCCGAGGGCGGCGGCCTCAACCCGTCCCGTTTCGCCCGGGCCAACTACCTGATTGCAACCGCCCTCTAGGGCAGGGAAGGAACACACCGTGAACGTGAAGGAACAGCTCACGTCGCTGCAGACCGCGATGCGCGCGATCGTCGAGGGCGCGAAGGCGTCCGGTCGCGAACTGACCGACGACGAGATGACCGACCTCGAAGCGAAGTCGGCCGAGGCCGAGACGCTCAAGGGCAAGATCGAGCGCTCCGAGAAGTCGGCCGCGCTCATGCAGCGCGTCAGCGGTATGAAGGGCGACTCGGAGCCTGCGCAGGACGCCCCCGAGGCGACGGGCGCGAAGTCGCTCGGCGAGCACTTCGTGAAGTCGCTCAGCGGTGCCGGGAAGTCGCTCAAGGAGCCGGGCACCTTCCACGCGCCCGAGTTCGTGAAGGCGGCCGCGGACACGCAGGCCGTCGGCGGTCACGAGGGCGCTTACGGCCCGCTCGTGACCGACGTCGACCGCAGCTTCGTCCTCCCGAAGCGCGAGCGCCTCTACGCCGAGGACATTCTCGGCGAGGGCACCGTGTCGGGGACGGCGATCACCTACCCCGTCTACGGCGCGCTCGAAGGCGGCACCGGAACCGTCGCTGAGGGCGGGCAGAAGCCGCAGATGCACGTCGGCGACCCCGAGTGGAAGACCGACTCGCTCTCGGAGGTCGCGGGCTGGTTCAAGATGACCGACGACATGGCAGAAGACCTGCCCTACGTCGTGTCGGAAATCAACTCGACCGCGCTCTACGACCTCGCGCTGCGCTCCGAGCAGCAGATCCTCTCGGGTGACGGCCGCGGGACCAACCTGCTCGGCCTGCGCAATCGCCAGGGCGTGCAGGTTCACGCGCAGGGGGTCGACACCGTCGCCGACGCGATCTTCAAGGGAATGCAGCGCGTCACGACCGCGACCGGCTTCCAGGCCGACGGCATCATGATCCACCCCCTCGACTACGAGGGTCTGCGTCTGGGCAAGGACGGTAACGAGCAGTACTACGGCGGGGGCTACTTCTCCGGTCAGTACGGCTCGAACGGCCTCGTCCTGCAGCAGCCGATCTGGGGGCTGCGCACGATCGTCTCGCTCGCGGCTCCGCAGGGCGAGCCGCTCGTCGGCGCGTACCGCGCGGCCGCGAAGGTCTTCCGCAAGGGCGGCATCCGCGTCGAGTCGACCAACTCGCACGAGGACGACTTCACGAACGACAAGATCACCGTTCGCGTCCGTCGCCGCCTCGGCCTGCAGGTGAAGTACCCGAGCGCCTTCGTGAAGGTGCAGCTCAAGGCCGCCGCCGCGGGCGCGTGATCCACCGCAGCGGCCCCGGAGGCCCCCTCCGGGGCCGCTGCCCTGACCTCGAAGGAGCCGACGTGCTCAAGCTCTACACCGTCTTGATCGGCGGTATCCCCCACACGATGCAGCTCGGCGACGCCGAGTTCGAGCGCCTGAGTCGCCGACACACGGTGACCGAGTTCGTCCCCGAGGCGATCCCGAAGGCTGCCGCAGCGCCGCGAAACAAGGCCCGCAAGCCCGCGAACAAGGCCGCGAAGCCCGCTGCCAGCAAGACCGCTGAGACGCCTCCGGCGAACCCCGACGAGCAGACGCCGGCCGATTCGACCGACGACCCCCAGACGCCCCCCGACGACGCGGGCGACGACACTCCCGAGGACGGCGAGAGCGCCGACTCGGGCGACACCGAAGAGGACTGGTGACCTGATGCCCGAAGACCGCGAAGCCCCCTTCGCCTCCGCTGCGCAGATGGAATCGCGGACCTCGGGCGTCATCTCGAAGGATCACCCGTTCCTCGAAGATGAGCTGCAGGCCGCGACCGGCGCGATCCGCGACTACTGCGGCTGGCACATCGCGCCCCCGCGAGAGGTCACCTACCGCCGCGCGGGTGCGACGCCGGACGACGTCTACCTGCCCGCTATGCAGATCGACTCGATCGTCGGCGTCAAGGTCGACGGCGTCGACTGGCCTGCAGCTCGCGTCGCCGCCGCAGAGTTCGACCCGCTGACCGGCTGGACGAACATCTACGCCCGCCGCGTCGAGGTGCGCTACGTCGCCGGACTCGACGACGTGCCCGCGCCGCTCGTCACGCTCACGCTGCAGGTCGCAGCTCGCGGCCTCGGCGCACCCCTCGGCCTCGTTCGCGACCATGCCGGAACGGTCAGCGTCACGCACTCGCAGGTCGCGAGCGGCGTCGCGGGCGGGACTGTCCTGCTCGCGCACGAGCAGACACAGCTCGCGACCTACCGGATCGGGAGCCTCGCGTGAGCCTCGTCCGTCGACACACGATCGGCGTCGTCCGCGCCCCCGTGGTCGACGACGGCCGCGGGAACGCAGACCGCGACTGGTCCAGGGCCGTCGAGCACGAGTCGAAGGGCTGGGCGGTCGACGTCGGCAACACCGCCGAGGACACGACGAACCGCGACGGCGACTCGATCGAGTACACCCTGCGGGGTCCGATCGACGCCGATGTGCTCGCGAGCGACCGCGTGCGCCTCATGGGCGGCCTGTTCCTCGTCGTCGGCGCTGTCGGACGTCAGCCCGGCAGTTCGCCTCTCACGTCGCATTCTGTCGTCAAGCTCAAGTCCTGGGAGGGCTGATGCCGAAGTCCGCACGAATCAAGATCAACTCCCCCGGCGCGATCGACGTCCTGCAGGACGTCCGAGTCGCCGCCGACCTGCTCGGCCGAGGCGGTCTGATCGCCTCGGCGGCCGGTCCCGGCTTCGAGGCCGTCCCCGGCCGCACGGGCGACCGCGTCTCCGTCATCGTCCGCACGACCGACAACGCCTCACGCAAGGCCGAGGCCGAGCGCCGGGCGCTCTCCCGCGCGGTCAACGCCGGGCGGCGCTGACCGTGGCCGACCTGCTCGTCCCCGAGGACGACGAAGTCGCTGTCGTCGGCGAGCTGACCGCCCGGATGAGCCTGCACGTCGGGACGCGCGTCCCGCCCCGCAAGGTGCCGGGCGAGTTCGTCCGCGTCGTCTCGCTCGGCGGCGTCGAGCGCGACCTCGTCTCCGATTCCTTCTCGCTCGCGATCGAGGGCTTCGCCGAGAGCGAGGGCCGCGCCCGCAAGCTCTGCGCGCTGGCCGTTGCGCACCTGCAGGCCGCGGGCCGCGCAGGCGTGCTCGGCGGCGTCGTCTGCTACGGCGTCGAGGCCGCAGGACTGCCGGGGAACCTCCCGCTTCCGACCCTCCCGACTCACTTCCGCTACACGGCGACGATCGTCGCGCACCTGCGCCGCGACGTCGGCTGAGTCCTCCCACGCACCGCTCCGACCGGGGCGGCGCTTCGTCACGCCTGAAAGGGGCACACGCATGAGCGTGAACAGCAAGAACGTCTTCGTCGGCGCACCCGACCAGAAGACGACCGGCGCGATCCTCACCGGGCCGCGCACGAACACGATCCCGAAGACGATCGACGACTTCAACACCGACGGCCTCGCCGACTGCGGCTACGTGAACGACGAGGGCGTGACGATCACCCCCTCGGAGACGACCGAGACGATCCGCGACTGGGGTCTGAACGTCGTCCGGCGCATCCTGACCGAGTTCGACGGGACGCTGAACTGGACGCACCTCGAACTCTCCGTCGCCGCCCTCAAGAACTACATGGGCGACGAGCAGGTCGAGGCCAGCGCCGCGACCAGCTCGAAGGGCACGCAGACCCGCGCCGCGATCGCGGGCAAGGAGCGCCCCGTGAAGGCGTGGTACTTCCGAGTCAAGGACGGCGATCGCCGCATCGTCGTCTTCGTGCCTCACGGGCAGGTGACCGAGCGCGGCGAGATTCCACTCACGGCATCCGGCGCGGTGACCCTGCCGGTCACCCTCTCGACCTACCCGGACACCAACGGAAACAGCATCTACATCTACACGGACGACGGCGTCGTCTCCGCTGCTGCCTCGGCGTAAGCCCTCAGCACCTCACCAAGCCGAAGGGCGGCCCGCGGGGGAACCGGGCCGCCCTTCGTTGTTCCCCGCCGTTCCCCCGCACACGAAAGAGGCAACACTCATGGGTTACAAGATTCCCGACTGGAAGAAGTCGATCGACCAGGACAAGTTCGACGTCGAGACGCCCGAGGGCACCTTCCAGCTCGTCAAGGCCGAGTACATCACCGGTCGTCAGGCCGAGGCGTTCGCGAAGGCCGACGAGACCGAGGGCGGTATCTACGCCGTCCTCGACGACCTGACTCCCGGACTCGGAACCGCGCTCATCGACGTGCCGGTGAAGTTCGTCAAGGAACTCGTCGAGGCGTGGCAGGAGGACTCGGGCGTGAGCCTGGGGGAATCCGAAGCCTCTGCGAGCTGATCGACCAGCACTCGGAGGCGATCGAGTCGGACCTGCTCGAACGCGGGTACCGGCTCGCCGACGTCGGCGTGCGCTACTCGTGGCGCGACCTGCTCGTCATGGTCCGTCGCTTTCAAGCCGTCCCCACGACGGCGACCTCTCGCTCTATCCACGGTGAGCGCTGGTCGGTCACCGACCAGTTACTCGCTGCCGTCGTCGATCTTCTGCAGGTCGGCAACTGGCAGCGGCAGAAGTCGAAGTCGGCCCCCAGACCGAAGCCTCTGCAGCGCCCCTGGGAGAAGGCGAAGACCCGCAGCTTCGGCTCGGGCGCAATCCCGATCAGTCAGTTCGCCGACTGGTGGGACTCCAAACGCAAGAAGAAGCGGGGGTGACGTATGGCCGGTACTGAGCTGGCTACCGCGTGGCTCCGGCTCGTGCCCTCGCTTGAGGGCGCGACCGGGGCGATCGCGAAAGAGCTGGGCGCGGTCGACATCAAGAAGGCCGGGTCCGGGGTTGGCGCGAACTTCGCGGCGAACATCGGAGCCGGTGTCAAGGCGGCCGCGACGACTGCAGTAGCGGGCGGCGCGGCCGCTCTCGGTACTGCGCTCGTCAAGGGCATCGGGCGTCTCTCGGCGCTCGACCAGGCCGATAAGAAGCTGCTCGGCCTCGGGCACTCGGCTGACACGGTCAAGGCGATCATGGGCGACGCTCTCGCATCCGTGCGAGGGACGGCGTTCGGAATGGACGCGGCCGCCACGGTCGCCGCGTCCGCGGTCGCTGCCGGTATCAAACCGGGAACCGACCTGCAGCGCACGCTCAAGCTCGTGTCGGATGCCGCGACCATCGCGGGCACCGATATGGGGTCGATGGGCGCGATCTTCAACAAGGTTGCGGCCTCGAACAAAGTCCAGATGGACACGATCAATCAGCTCCACGACGCAGGCGTGCCCGCGCTCGCGTCGCTCGCCGACTACATGGGCGTCACGGCCGAAGAGGCGTCGAAAATGGCGTCGAAGGGCGAGATCGACTTCAACACGTTCCAGCTCGCGATGGAGAAGACCCTCGGCGGCGCTGCGGCGTCCTCGGGCGACACCTTCTCCGGCGCAATGGCGAACGTCGGCGCGGCCCTCGGCCGCATCGGCGCGAACCTGCTCGGCGGTGTCTTCCCCAAGCTCGCCCCGCTCTTCCAGGCGCTCACGAAGGCGCTCGGACCGATCGAGGATCGAGCGAAGGGAATCGGGGAGGTGATCGGGGCCAAGCTCGCCCCGGCGTTGGACTGGCTCGAACGGGCGTTGTCCGGCAGTCTCGAACCCCTCCGCATCGCACCGTCGATCCTCGGCCCCCTCACGGGGGCTTTTTTGGCTCTCGGTGGCTCGGGCCTCGCGCCCCTGCTGGGGATGGTTCCGGGCCTCGGCGGCTTCGCGACGCAGCTCGGGCTGCTCGGCGGCCCGGTCGGAATCGCGATCGCCGCCTTCGCGGGCCTGGTCGCGACCTCGCCCGAGCTGCAGGCGGCCCTCGGGTCGCTGCTCTCGGCGATCGGGCAGGCGGCCGCGGTGCTCGCGCCCGTGCTCGGCGACGTCGCGACGCAGCTCTCGGTCGCGCTCGTCGGCGCGATCCAGGTCGCGACGCCGGTCCTCGTCGGGATCGTCGAGGCGTTCGCGGGACTCATCTCGTGGGCGTCCGAGACGGACGGCGTTGTGCAGGGACTCGCGATCACGGTCGGCCTGGCTGGCGGCGCGTGGCTCGCCTACAAGGGCGTGACCGCGGCGATCAGCTTCGCCGGACTCATCGCGGGCCTCTACCAGAAGGCGAGCGCGTTCGCAGTCGCCACGGCCGCGAAGGTCAAGGACAAGGCCGTGACCGTCGCGCTCATGGCGATGTACGCGAAGGACTTCGTCGTCGGTGTGGCGCAGACGATCGCCTCGCTCGCGCGGCAGACGGCCGCGTGGGTCGTCAACACCGCCGCGAAGGTCGCGAACAAGGCCGTCGATATCGCCTCGTCGATCGCGTTCTATCTGCAGCTCGGCGCGCTGATGATCGCGGACCTTGCGAAGCAGACGGCGGCATGGGTCGTCAACACCGGGGCGAAGGTCGCGAACACCGCGGCGATGGTCGCCTCGCGGGTGGCGCTGCTCGCCGGAGCTGCGGCAATGGGGATCGCGACGGCTGCACAGTGGGCGCTGAACGTGGCGCTCAACGCGAACCCGATCGCGCTGATCGTCCTCGCGATCGCGGCGCTCGTGGGCGCGCTGATCTGGTTCTTCACGCAGACCGAACTCGGGCAGGCGATCTGGGCGAACTTCACGACATTCCTCGGCGAAGCCTGGCAGAACATCGTGACCTTCGTCGTCGGTGTCTGGGAGGGCTTCACGGGGTGGCTGCTCGCCGCCCTCGACGGACTCTCGGCCTGGTGGACGGGGCTGTGGTCCGGGATCGGATCGTTCTTCACCGGACTCTGGGAAGGCATCGTCGCTTACGTCGTCGGCGTCTTCACCGGCTACTGCTCGTGGCTCTTCGGGGTCGGTGCGCAGGTGCTCGCCTGGTGGAACGGCCTGTGGTCGTCCGTCGGGCAGTTCTTCTCCGACCTCTGGCGCAACGTGACGACGCTCGCGACGGCGATCTTCCAGGGCTACGTCTCGTGGCTTATGGGGATCGGCGCTTCGGTGTCGTCCTGGTGGTCCGGGCTGTGGAACGGCGTCGGTCAGTTCTTCTCGAACCTGTGGACCGGCATCGTGAGCTTCGCGACGTCGGCCTTCTCGAACTACGTCAACTGGCTTCGCGGAATCGGCGACGGTATCGCGAACTGGTGGAACGGCCTGTGGTCGGGCGTCGGGAACTTCTTCCGGGGCATGTGGGACGGGATGATCGGCGCGGTCCGCTCTGCCGGTCAGGCGTTCGCGAACGTCTTCCAGGGCATCCGCGACGCCGTGTCGAATGCCTTCTCGGGCCTGGTCGGCGTCGTGCGCGGTCCGATCAACGGGATCATCTCGCTCGTGAACGGAGCGATTGGCGGCCTCAACCGGATGAAGGTCAGCATCCCTGACTGGGTGCCGGGGGTTGGCGGGCAGACGTTCGGGGTCAACATCCCCCGCATTCCCATGCTCGCCGACGGCGCGACCGTGCTGCCCCGCTCGGGCGGCACTATGGCGATCCTCGCCGAAGCCGGACGGCCCGAGTCGGTCGTCGACACGGGCCTGATGAACCGGGCGCTCGAAGAAGGTCTGGCAGGCGACGGCGGCGGCTCCGGCCTCGTCGTGCAGGGTCCGTTCGTGGCCGTCGATCAGATGATCGTCGACTCCGACGAGCGGGTCGACGAGGTAGCGCAGGCGCTCTACGAGCGCAGTGAACGCGCGGCCCGCGCACAGGGCAAGGTCAACCTTGATGGGGCGGTGGTAGGCGGATGAGCTTCACCTTCGGCACGTTCGATACCGACGCCCTCGGGGTGATCGCCGTCCTGCGCGAGCTGCCGTCGGTCGACGGCCTCAAGATCGAGACTCTTGAGGCCGTCGGCACCGACGGGCGCGTGCTCGGTGGCACGACCCGCTCGGGATCGACGTTCACCTTCGACACGATCGTCGAGGGCCGGACGCCCGACGAAGCGGTCGAGCTGCGCGACCGGATCGCGCTCGCGCTCGACCCGGCTCGCGGCGAGCAGCTCTTGACGTTCGACGCTGTGCCGGGCTGGCAGTGGGCGGCGATCCTGTCGGCTTCGATCCAGTGGCAGCGCATGACCTGGCAGCCGGGCGTCGGCTTCAAGCTGCGCGCCGATATCACCTTCGACTCGCTCGAAGCCTTCGGGCGTCCGATCGTCGTCGAGCAGTGGTCGTATGGCTCGGCCGGGAGCCGCACGGTTCGCCGGGCGAAGGGCAACGCCCGCAGCTATCCGACCGTAGAAATCGAAGGCACTATCTCGGCGGATCAGACGCTCACCGTCACCGTCGGCGACGTCACGACGACGCTCTCGAACATGACGCTCTCGCCCGGCTCCGTCCTGCGCCTCGATTACGAGACGTTCGACTTCGGCCGCTGGCAGGGCGACGTCAAGGCGGCATCCGTCGTCCGCAGTATGTCGTCCCTCGATCGCGCCGAGCTCTGGCCGGACGAGGCGACACGGTTCGCCGTGTCGACAACAGGAACCGGTGACGCGCTGACCCGCGTCGCCCTGATCGCGAACTCTCGGAGGCAGTAATGGGATGGGATACCAGGCTCGCATGGTCGGGTGAAGTGCCGCTGACCTGGCCGGGCCTCGGTCCCGTCGCTGCGCAGCGCTTCACCTCGCGCAACGGGACCGAGTTCCCAGATGCCGTCGACCCCTCGCGGGTGTGGAAGGCGACCAACGTCACCTTCGGTTCGGGCGGGGAGCACGTCGACGGACGCTGGGGGAAACAGGTCGGTTTCAACCGCGTGGACCCCGCGACCGAGAAGGGGCGGATCACGCTCCCCTACTTCCAGGGGCTGTGGCCGTCCGAGGGCAAGCTGCTGATCGGTCTGTGGACGCAGCATAACTACACGATGAGCTTCCTCCCGTTCCTCTCGACGCGAGGCGGCTCGTCGCCGCTGGTGTACCTCTCGGGGTACTCGGAAGGGAACGTGCGTCACGGCGTCTACTCGGCGTCCGGCGAGCAGATCGGCGATCAAGCGATCGGCACCCCGTGGGGCGTCACCTACGGCTACCAGTGGCTCGGGCAGTTCGTCGACTTCGACACGCGGACGTCGCAGATCATCTCGGTCAACCGGGACACCGGGGAGTCGTGGATCAGCTCGCCGCTCGACCTGTCCGGCGCGCCCGCGGCCGCATCGACCGCTGACCTCGACGTCTTCGACCTGCGCACCGCGGGCTACTGGTCAGGCGGCTATGTCGATGAGGTGCTCGTCGCGCACCCTGATAAGACCTTCGACCTCGACCGCTTCGTCGCCGCGCTCGCGGGCGGCACCTTCGCCCGCGGCGCGGACGAGGGGCAGCCGTTCACCGTCACAGATGCTGCGATCACCGCGACCGCACGAGGCATGCTGCGTACCGGAGCCGAGCGCGTTGCGCTGACCGGCCGCGTCGAGGCATCCCGCGCCGACGCTAAGCCCTATTGGTCGATGGACGGGGGCACGAGCTGGCAGACCGGCTCGGCGATCCCCTCCGGCCTCTCCGGGCTGCTGAGGTGGGAAGTCCCGCTCGGCCCCGGCGAGGCGTTCACCGGGCTTACCCTGCTGCCGCCGTCGCCCGAGTTGTCGGCGATCGCGGATCAGAAGATGACGCAGCGCGGGACGCTGCGCGTCCCCCTGTCGGCGAGCTTCACCGGAAATGCGCGATGGTCAGTCGTCGCGCCCGGCGTCGAGGGCGAGGTGTCCGGCTCGACGCTCACGCTCCGGCCCGGCTGGGCGTCCGGCGATATCAAGGTCACGGTCACGCTGCGCGACGACTGGGATCGCGTCGCTTCGCGGACGTTCACGCTGCGCGTCGACCCCGAGCCGTGGGAACCGGCCGAAGCGCCGCAGTACCCGCGGACGCCGATCCTCGTCGGCGAAGGCGGCTCGACCGAGGCGATCATCGACGCCTCGGCGGCGACGGTCGTCAAGGAGGTGAACGGCGAGCACTCGCTCGAGTTCTCCCTCCCGGTGAAGCACCCCCGCGCGGGACTCATCGTGAACGAGCAGCCGGTCGAGCTGGCCGGAGAGCTGTACCGCATCCGGCGTGTGACGACCTCGAGGTCAAAGCGCGCCCCGTCGCTCGACGTCTACTGCGAAGCGAAGTTCTACGACCTCGCCTACGCCGGAACAGTCCCGGCGATCGAGTACCTGCAGGCCGCCGCGGGCACGGCGATGGAAGACGCGCTCAAGGGCACCGGCTGGACGCTGGGCGCGGTCACGGTCGTCACACGGCGCACCTACACGACCGAGCCGTCGTCGCCGCTGGCGATGCTTCGGACGATCCAGGAGCAGCACGGCGGCGACCTGCTCTTCGACGGTAACGCGCAGACCGTCTCGCTCGTCGCGCGCTCCGGCCGCGACGCCGGGGTCGCGTTCCTCTACGGGCGCGGCCTGTCCGAGTCGAAGCGGGTCGTCGACACGACGTCGCTCGTCACCCGGATTATCCCCCGCAACGCCGACGGCGTGGGGATCGAGAGCGTGAACGGCGGCATCCCGTGGATCGAGGACTACAGCTACACGCGCGAGATCCGCACGGCGACCTACGACTTCCAGGCCGGGGCGTCGCCGTTCACGATGCTCTCTATGGCATCCGCCACGCTGGCGAACCGCTCGAAGCCGTCCTACAGCTACGAGTTCACAGTCGCCGACCTCTCGCACCTGTCGGGGCAGCCGGTCGACGCCTTCGACGTCGGCGACATCGTGACGGTCGTCGACCAGCAACTCGGCATCCGAGAGACGCAGCGCGTCCTCAAGGTCGAGCACGACGTCATGCGCCCGTGGGCGTCGAAGGTCACCCTCTCGGGCAAGCTGCGCGAGCAGGGCAGCCGGTCGGCGACCGAGGCGGGCGCGCTGTCGACGGGATCGACGCAGTCGACCTTCGACCTCGTGCCCTACAACGCGCTGAAAAACGGCCGCTTCGACAACATGCTCGCTCACTGGGCGGCCGCGGGCGTCGAGATTGTCGACGGCGAGGGCACGGGCGACTACGCCGTGCGCTTCTCGGGGCCCGGCTCCCACTGGATCGAGCAGACGGTCGCACCGGATAACCGGGACGTCTACACGCTGTCTCTCGACGTGCGCTCGTCCGAGGCCGGAGTGATCCCGAACCTGCGGGCGATCGCGACGGTCCACTACGAGGACGGCACGAGCGAGGCGATCCCCGTCGAGCTGGTCTAGGAGGTCACATGCACGGCACGATCCGCGCCTCTCGGCGCGTGGCGCGCATCACGGTCCGCGTCGAGATTGTCGACCCGGCCGCGCGCGTGGACGTCACCGACGTCATGCTGCAGCCGGGCGGGGCCGCCTCGGGCTGGCTGCCGCACGTCACCGAAATGCCGTGGTCCGCGGGGGTGACGTCGTGACTCGCGTCACGGCGCGCATCCCCGCGGCGCGCGGCCGCGTCGTCGGCGTCTCCGTCATGGTCCGTGCCGATGACCTGCCGACCGGCGTCTCGGCCGACGTGACGGACGTGCAGCTCACGCCCGGCGCGGCCGCGGTCGGGGTTGTCCCGCATCCGTCCGACGTCGCGGACCGTCACGGTGTGCGTCAGTACCGAAACGGCGTCGTCACACGCTCTGACGTCGTGATCGCGCTCGGCAACCCCGACCGGGCGTCGCCGACCCGTATCCACGTCGCGGCATCCGGCGAGGTCCGAGTCGGCTCTTTCCGATTCGGCCGGGTCGACCGCTCAGCGATCGCCGACGGCGAGGCGGGAACGGCCTCGCAGGGGTGGGGCCGCGTCCCGGTCGTCACTGAGCGCTCGGACCTGTTCGCCCGCGTCAACATCACGGCCCCGACTCACGTAATCATCGAGTGGGCCGACCGATTCTAGGAGGCTCCCGTGCGCAGTTGGGTATGGGTGGGGCACATGTGGACCGATCGCGTCCGCGCAGCCCTCGAAATGTACGGAGACCGCATGACGGACGTGTCGATCTTCGGATGGTTCGTCAATCACGCAGGCGAGCTGTCCGAGACGTTCGACCCCGAGCTGCTGCTGCCGTATCGCGAGAAGTGGCCGCACCTGCGCTTCTGGCTCGCGTTCCGCAACGACGGCAACGAGTCGATCTTTCAGGCGCTACTCGATCGACCAGCGTCCGGCTCGCAGCTCGTGCGCCGACTCGGCGAGGTGCTCGACGAATACCCCTGGCTGTCCGGCGTCGATATCGACCTCGAACGCGGCGGCCCCGCGCGGAACGCCATTCCCGCCGAAGACCTGTTCCGTCGCATCGCCGCACAGTGCCACGAGCGCGGCCTCGAATGCTCCGCGGCGCTGCCCCCGCTCACCGCGACCGGTTCGGTCGGTGGAGAGGACTGGGTGCGCTACCGGCAGCTCGGGCAGATTCTCGATCATCTCGTCATCATGAGCTACGACTTCGCGTGGTCTGGTTCCGCGCCCGGCCCCGTCTCGCCCGGCTTCTGGATGCGCGACGTCTACGACTGGGCGACGTCGCAGGTGCCCGCACACAAGCTCATGATGGGCCTGCCGCTGTATTCGTACTTCTGGCAAATCTACGACTACCCCGCGAACCTCGGCCGGACCTACCGCGGCGACTCGGGCACCTACTACGCCGCGTGGCAGTACTTCACGGGCTACCTCGACGGCATGGGCGGCGACGGCTCCGGCACGCACGCCCGGATCGGCTGGCTCGCGTTCCGCGATCCCGACTCGGCGTCGGCGTGGGGACTGCTCGGCTGCTACGACTGGCGGCACGCCTACGACTTCGACGGCGGCTCGGCCGTCGGCATCGCCCGGCAGACCTACGACGGGCGGCCCTACGTCGTCCGCTACGGGCAGCCGTCCGGCTCCCCCATGTGGTCCGTTGCCGACAACTCAGGGACCAACACCGGGGCGACCTACTCGATCACCCCGCGGCGCGTCCGCGACGTGACCGGCGCACTCGTAGCACCGCGGCGCGGGTACACCGCGACGGTCGAGCTGCTCAAGCGTCACCCCGTCGCCGCGACGATCCTCGACGACAACGCGAGCACCGATGAGCAGCTCGCGAACGTCTACCGCACCGCCTCAGGCGGCTGGTCACGCTGGACGAACGGCAGCGGGTATCACCAGTACCGCGGGCAGGGGCAGCTCGACCTTCGGAACGACTTCGGCGATCGCGCGCTCTACATCGAGATTCGCGCGCAGTTCTCCGGCGACCACTGGTCAGGCGTCACCGCGCGCGGCGTCACCGCCGAGCTGCAGCCGTCCGGCCGCCTGCGGCTGCGTCAGGGCGGCAACGTCTTCCAGGAGGTGCAGGTGTCCCCACGCGCGATCGGCGCGGCCGCGGGGTCTAATCGCTTCTACCTCGGGCTGCGCGTCCGCGAAGGGTCGGCGCGCGTCTACTTCGGCCTCACCGACTCGTCGGCGCTGCCGCTGCGCATTCACGCGAACCTCACGCCCTCGGGCGGGACCGCGTCGATCGTCTCCGAGGGCGGCCTGTGGGTCGACCGCGTCTATGTCGGCGACGGCTGGTGGTATCAGCCCCGCGAGGCTGTGCAGGTCGATATCGCCGGGCAGACGCGCACCCTCGGCCGCCTTGCTCGCTCAGGGATCACCTGGGATGACCGGAACCGCTTCCGCCCGGACGCCGACGTAGACGAGTGGGAGACGCGCACGCAGGGGCACTCGCTCGACTGGGTCTACGACCACTGGCAGGACGCGCCCTTCACGACCGACGCGACGTCGGCCGTCCGCGTGCGCGTGCTCGATCACGACGTCTGGGTCGGCCGCGTCTTCGCCGTCGATCGCGACGGGGCATCGATCGCCTACTGGTCCGACGCCGAAACGGTCCGCCACTGGCGCGACGAGGCCGTGAACACCTACGGCCTGTCAGGGATCGCCCTGTGGACGCTCGGGCAGGAGGACATGCGGACGTGGGACGCCCTCGCCGGAGGCGAGCTGACCCCCGACAGCAAGCGTCTGAACATCTGATCTTGAGCATTCTGCTCGGCCGATCCCCGCGCCGGCCGAAGCAGAATACTCAACCCCGCCCCCGATCGCACCCCGCGGTCGGGGGCTTTGTCATGCAAGCGAAAGGGCAAACCATGGACGAACACACCATCTACGACGCCGAGCAGATCGGCCCCGCACCCGACGACACGGTAACGCAGGTCGCCGAGAAGGGGGACGAGTCCTGATGGCCACTCTCGACGGCGTCGCCGCTGCAGACCGTATGATCGGCTTCGGCACCTACCGCGCAGGCATGTGCCTCGAAGCGACCTCGAAGGCGCTCGGGAGCTACGCGCTGCAGTCGGACCGGCCCGGCTTCTACACCTACGCACTCCGCGGCTGGGAGAACACCCCCGCCGATCGCAAGCGCTACGACCGCACGCCCCCGAAGGGCGCAGTCATCTACTTCTCGGCCTCCTCGAACGGATACGGGCACATCTGCCTCTCCCTCGGCGGCGGCCGGATCGTCTCGACCGACGTCCCCCGGAACGGCGTCGTCGGCGCGACCACGATCGACGCGCTCGAACGCGCGTGGGGTCGCCGCTTCCTCGGCTGGGCTGCCTGGCTGATGGGTCACGAGGTGACCGTCGCCGCGGCGGAAGCGCCCGCTCCCGCGGCCGGTGACGCTCCGGCGTTCCCGCTGCCGTGGCAGTCGTACTTCGGGCCGAAGAGTGGCCCCGCGGCGTCCGTCTCGGGCTACTTCTCCCACGGACGCGACCTGCAGCGCTGGCAGCAGCGCATGAAGGACCGCGGCTGGGCGATCAACCCCGACGGCCTGTACGGCGATCAGACGCGCGACGTCGCGATCGCCTTCCAGCGCGAGAAGGGACTCGGGGTCGACGGCAAGATCGGCCCCGCCACCTGGGCGGCCGCGTGGACCGCGCCCGTCACGTGACCGACGACGCGGCGAGCGGCCTGGGGCATCGCGCTCTGGGCCGCCTGCGGCGCGCGTGGCTGAGGATCGCCGAGCCGCGTGTCCTCCGGCTGGTCTTCCTCGTCGGCTACCTCGTCACACTCGGAACGGGGATCGCCACGCTGACGAACCCGCCGACCACGATCGAGGGCGCGCTCGGCCCGATCCTGTCCGTGTCGTGGGCGATCTTCTGGATCGTCGGCGGGACGGTCGGAGCGGCGACCGTGCTGCCCGGCTACTGGCAGGCCGAGCGCGCGGCCGCAGGCGCGGCGATGTTCGGCATCGCCGTCTACGCCGTCGTCGTCACAACGCTGCACTTCACATCGAGCGGCAGCCGCCTGACGCAGCTCGGCGTGCTCGTGCTCGCGCTGCTGTTCTACATCGTTCGTCTGGCGCTGATCCGGGGTCACGACTTCGAGCCTCGGAGGTGACCCTATGGACATTGCGCGCGACCTCGCGCTGCTGCTGACCGCCATCGGCGGGACCGTGCTCGTCCCGAAGATCGCCGCGGCCCTGTGGGGCGCGCTGACCGGCCGAGCGGGGCGGCAGCGACGCGAGATCGACCGGGTCCGGCTGCAGGCCGACGACGAGGCGCACCGCCGCCGCATGGCGCAGGAGCACGCCAGCGCGTGTCGTCGCCTGCTGCTCGAAGCGCCCTGCGTCGACCCGGCCGATATCCCGCCCTGGCCTACATACACCCGTCGAAAGGACACGCAATGAAGAACACCATCACCCGCCTGCGCCTCTGGCTCACCGACGCCCGACGTCAGGCGCTGCACGCAGCTCTCGGCACCCTGGCGACGCTCGGCGTCACCGCGGGGCTGCTAAGCGACACGCAGTCGAACGCGGTCGTCGGCCTGGCAGGGTCGGCGCTCGCGCTCACGCAGGGCGCGCTCTCGCTCGCTCTGCTGCGCGGCTCCGAGGCTGCGCAATGGTTCGACGTGACCGGCCGCGGCCTCGTCTACGGCTTCGCGGCCGCGGGCGGCGCTGCGGGCCTCACGTTCGGCCTCTGGGGCGACGACACGGTCACCCACGTCGCGCAGCTCGTCGCCGTCGGCCTGACCGTCATATCGTCCTTCCTGGGCGTCGTGAACGTGCAGACCATCCCAAAGGACACCGAGGGCCGCCCCCTCACCCGACGCGAATACCGCGCCACCCTCAACACATGACGACACCGTAACGCCCCGGCGGCCGCAGGCGACGGCTCGCATGCGCGCCGCACCCCTGACTACTGTTGATGTTTCCTTTGCATGGCATTGTGGTGTAGCGCGCATGCTAGGGCGGTGACGAATAGAACCAGTCCTAGCGCCCAGAAAAGCACTACGAACTGCGGCAACGCCAGAGAAAGAAGGATCGCCCCACCCCCGATAAGCACGGATATCACTGTGATGGCGCGCAGTACAGAGATCTTCGTCATGACTCGTTCACCGCATGAGGACGAATTCGCCGGGGCCGCATGCGGTCACGCCCACAGGGCGGTGATGTCTGCCTCGGTCTGTGTGAGCCGGTCGCCAGCAGCCTGCGCGGCATCGGTGGCGTCGTGGAGAGCGATTCGCAGGCTGTCCATGGGCTTGGCCCATTGCCGGTGAGCGTCGTCGTACGCGGTTTGTGCGGCTCCGGACCACTGTCCCCGCAACGCCGTGGCCTCCCGGTCCAGAGCGTCCAGCTTGTCTTGCAGGGCGGCAACCGCTTGCCGCAGGTGCACGAGCGTGTCCGCGTGCCGGTCGGCGTCGAACGAGAGGATCACGGGGTCGGGGTGGGGGTCGAGGGGGCGAGTTGGAAGATGTCCCCGGGAACGCAGCCGCTGTACCCACGGAAGTAGATGGCGCTTTCGCTCACGTCGAGTAGGTAGTAGCTGCCGTCGGGGTAGCTGCCGGTGAGGTAGGGCGGGTCGGAGAGGATCCAGCGGGGTGGGGTGAGGTTCGTGTCCCGCTCGACCTTCACATCATGGCCCCGCTCCTGCCACGCCTTCTGCGCCTGCACGATGAGATCCGCCGGCGCACCCGGCAACGGCGCAGTACGCGACGCGGACACTCTCCACTTCACACGCGGACCTGACGAATCGTGCGAGCAGGCCGACCATGAGCCGTGGACGTCCCAGCCGTCGGGTGCTGTCGCGGCGGCGCTGGCCTGGTAGAGGTCCATGATCTGTGCTTTGACTTGTTCGGGAGTCATGTCGGGGTCCTTGGGGGTGGGGTTGCCTGCGGGGGCGCACGCGGTCAGCAGCAGGGCGAGCGCGAGCCCGGCGGGGACGAGGGGGGCGAGGATGCGTGTGTTCATGGTCACTTGACGTTGTTCCATCCGCCCGGGTAGTACGACCCGAGACCGTCTGTGTAGGGCAGGGGCGGTCGAGTGATGACCTCGTCACCACGGCCCACCGTGGCCAGGGCGGTGTTGTAGTGGGCGGTGGTGTTGGGGTCGAGGTAACTGTAAGTGGTGGACCCGTCACCGAAGGGGCCGTGTTTGTCGACTGCGCGCAAAGCTTCCCCACTGGGGGTGGTGGCCGCTTCGGAGGTGAAGTCGTGCGCCCCGAAAGACGGGGTGGTCGGGTCGATACGGGGCTCGCCGAGCACACCGGACAGGCGCTGCCCGACAGGTGCCCACTCGTCGTGATAGGCCTGCGAGGCGAACACCTGCCCCGGCGGGACATTCATGTCCGCGACGTTGTCGACCTGGCTGTCGACACCGGCCGAGCCCAGCAGAACGACGTGATCGGCGTGCGCTTGGGTCAGTGCGAGGGCGGTGACGTTCGTGCCGTACGAGTGCGCCACAACCGACACGGACGCCGGAGCCCCGGTCGCGGTGTGCACCGCGGCCATCGAGGTGAGATCCTTCGCCAACGCCGGGGCGCCCTCCTGCGCCTTCCCACTGAACGCCACATCCCAAAAAGCATTGTTCATGGGCGGGTGATATCCCAACCACGCAACCACCGCATAATCCCCCACAACACCGCCACCGAGACGCTGCTGATGATCCTGAAGATTGAGAGCGGCGTCGACGTAGGTCTGCATGTCGCCTTGCACGTTGGAGTTCATGCCCGGCACGATGAACGACACGCTCTTGGCCGCATCCAGATCGCCGACCGCGACCTGCGCGAGCGGTGGCACGTCCAGCACCACCGACACCAGGGTGTGGCCTTGGGCGGATTCTTTCAGTGCTTCGAGGGCGGCGAGTTGGTCGGGGGCGTCGCTTGCATTGTGTCGGGCGTCGTCGATGGCCTGGTCCAGCACGATCCGGTTCGCCTGATCCCGCGCGTGGTAGGCGACACCACCGAGATTGCCGATCACGGCAGGGATCGCGTGGATCAACGCATCCTGCTGATCACCATCCAATCCCGGCCACCAGCCCGCGACATCCTCCGGCGACGTCTGTGAGAGGAGGGTGACGAGGTCGGGGCGTGCCGCCAACAGCGTGGCAACGTCAGACCCGTCCAGGGACTTCAATACGGACAGCGCGGTCGCCGAGGTCACCGGCCCCGTTCCCAGGGTTGCTCCCGCCGTCGCCCACATCGACCCGGCATCCACGTGCAGCAGTTCGGTGGCGGCGTTCACTTCCGCTGCCGCAACCCGAGCGGCGTCGCTCACCCACCCGCGAGCCTCGGCCAACCAGCCCGCAGCCTTCGCGAACGCCTCACCACTGGTCCCCGGGGCCGTCCAATCCGAACCCCCACTGAACACCAACGGCCACGTATTCAGCACCAGCTCCCCGGCCCCGGGTCCTCCCGCCGCCTCCGCCTGCTCTCGCCGCTGCAGCCCCTCCGCGTAGTCCCAGCCGTCGATCGCGATGGTCGCACGCTGGCGAGCCTTCTCCAACGCCGACCGATACACCCGCATCGCGGCAGCAACACGCGACAACGCGTCTTCCGCGTCCGACCACGCCCTCGTCAACCGCGTCACCCGCACCGTGTACGCATCCGCGGCCGTCCCCGTCCAATCGTCGATGCTCTTCTTCCGACCGACGATGTCCGCCGCGTCCCCCGCCACACCGGCACGCCGTTCACACAAGGCCACGATCGCGTCGATATCACCGAACGACCCGGGCACCAGTGCGGCTGGATCGGTGGTCTGTCCCAACTCGACCAT